GCAGCGCCACAAGGACAACACCCTCCAGCAAAAGAAGTTACATCGGCTCGATCCTTCGCGTGAAGGGGGGCAAGGCCTCCAAGAACTACCGCCGCATCTCCATCGACTTCGGCTGTCTGGATGAGCTGGACGCCTTCGACAGCGACATCGAAAAGGAAGGCGCCCCGGACTTCCTGGCCGCAAAGCGCCTGGAGGGTGCCACCTTCCCGAAGCTGGTGGCCGGCAGCACCCCGAAGCTGAAAGGTTTCAGCTTGATCGATACCCGCTTCACGCTGGCGGATGAGCGCTTCACCTTCCAGATCGCGTGCCCGCAGTGTGGCGACCGACACCCGCTGACATGGGGCGGCAAGGATGAGCCGCACGGCATCAAGTTCCAGCGCGATGACGCCGGCGCGCTGCAGGCGGTGTTCCACCTGTGCCCGCACTGCACGTACCCGCTGCAGCAGTCCGAATACCTGACTGCCGCCGAGCATGGCGTCTGGATCAACGAGCGCGCCGACCTGCACCTGCTGGATGATGGTCGCTTCACCACGCCGGACGGCCAGGCGCAGCCCGCGCCGCGGCATGTTGGCCTGCATGTCTGGACCGCCTACAGCCCAGCCGTGGCCTGGCAGCAGATCGTGCGCGAGTTCCTGGAGGCCTACGGAAAGCAACAGGAAGGCGACGACACCAAGATGAAGGCGTGGACGAACACCACGCGAGGCGAAACGTGGGAGGGCGAGATCGAGCGCACGGATGCGGACGAGCTGCAGGCCCGCGCCGAGCCTTTCCCGCTGAAGCACATGCCGCGCGGTTGCCTGCTGCTGCTGTGCGGCATGGACACGCAGGACAACCGGCTGGAAGCCGGCGTGTGGGGCATTGGCCCTGGCGGTGAAATGTGGTCCATCGATCACCGGGTGTTCTTCGGCAACCCCGCGCAGCGCGAGGTCTGGGACGAAGCCGAAGCCTTTCTGCGCGAACAGGAATACAGCCACGCCAGCGGACGGCCGCAGCGCATCTACGCCACCGCCATCGACTCCGGTGGTCACCATGCCGATGCCGTCTATGCCTTCGCCCACCGCCTGAAGGCGCTTCGCGTGTTCGCCATCAAGGGCGCCAGCGGACGCGAGCGTGCGATCGACAACGGCAACACGCGCGTGGGCTTCAAGTGGAACGGCCGGGTGGAAAAACACGGGCCCGTGCTGTGGAGCGTGGGCACCAACCTGGCGAAGGACCGTTTCCAGTCCCGGCTGGAAGTTGCCACGCAGGGCCCGGGCTATATCCACCTAAGCGCCCAGCTTTCCCCTGAGTGGTTCAAGCAGCTGTCGGGTGAGGTCCGCGCCACCCGCCGCATGGCCGGCGGCACCGAAACGCGCTGGACGCCCAACAGGAAGCGCATCGAGGTCAAGGACTGCGTGACCTATGCCATCTGGCTGGAAGAGCGCCTGGACCTGTGGGCACCCCGCCGCGCCACGTTCTGGAAGCAGTTGGAACAGCTGGTGCAGCCGGAGGACGACCTGTTCAGCGCGCCGGCTGCACCGGATTCCCGTGAAACACCCGTCACCACACCGGCCCCGCCGCCTGCGTTGGATTCCCGTGGAACACATCCCAAGCCCCGCCGTTCCGGCTGGGTCGACCCGATCTGAAGGAGACACACATGGCCGACGATGCCAAGGCTGAGGAAATGCTGGGCCAGTTGCGGGATGCGTTCAATGCGCGGATCCGCGACACCGTGCGCGACCTGCCGGCGCACCAGGCGTTGCAGTTGGCGGATGCGCTGTGCACCGTGCAGATCGATCTGCTGGCTGGCATGCGCGTGCACTACAAGGCGAAGCCGGCCGTCGATGGTGAGGCGATTGCGGAGGACTGGCGGCGCGGCAAGGTGCTGGCCGAGATCATGCGCGACCACGACTGCAGCAAGGTCACCGCGTACAAATATCACCCCGTCAAGCAGCCGAAGCAACGCGCCTGAAAATAGTTCGCGGTTTTCCACGACCGCGAACTGATAGCGCTATAGCTTGCGTGTCCATGACGGACACCCAAGCTCGCCTCGACGCCTACAAGGCCGCCGAACTCTCGGTGCTGAAGGGCCAGTCCGTCCGCTACGGCGACCGTTGGCTCACCTTCGCCGACCTCTCCGAGATCCGCAAAGCCATCGCCCAGCTCACCGCGCAGCTGTCCGCGGAGCAGGGCACATCGTCCGTCCGCAGCAGCCTGCGCGCACGCACGGTGGTGTTCTGATGGCCAAGCCCGCCGGCCTGCGCATGAACTTGCTGGACCGCGGCATCGCTGTGTTCTCGCCGCGCTATGCGGCGAAGCGAATGTTCGCGCGGTCGGTGCTGGCAGCCTATGAGGGCGGCCGCTCCACCAAGCGTCGCCGCAAGTCCCGCGACAACAGCACCGGCGAGCGGCAGGTCGCGCGCGACGCGGCAACCGTCCGCGCCACCATCCGCGATCTGGAGCGCAACTACGACCTGGTCGACGGCGCGCTCACCACGTTGGTGCGCAACATCATCGGCCCCAGCGGCATCAGCATCGAGCCCACCCCGCGAAAGAACACGCAGGGCAAGGACTACGACAGCATCGATGACGACTTCGCGCGCTCGCTGCTGGACCTGTGGCGCGAGTGGTCGCAGACGCCGGAAGTCACCCGCACCCTGAACTGGGTACAGGCGCAGGAACTTGCCTGCCGCTCCTGGCTGCGCGATGGCGAGTTGTTCGCCCAGCTGGTCGAGGGCACTGGCCCGATGATCAAGCACGCCTCGCGCGTGCCGTTGTCCATCGAACTGCTGGAAGCCGATGTGGTGCCGCTGGACTACAACAGCGAATCGCCGAACATCGAATGCGGCATCGAGAAAAACGCCTGGGGCCAGCCGCTGGCGTTCTGGGTCTACAAGCAACATCCGGGCAAGGGTGGCGGCTTCGTCGACGGCAACCTGAAACGGGTGCCGGCCGACCGTTTCCTGCATGTCGCCGTGCGCCGCCGTCTGTCCGGCCTGCGCGGCATCAGCCTGTTCGCAAGCGCCATCGACCGCCTGCTGGACATCAAGGACTACGAGGAAAGCGAGCGCATCGCCGCGCGCATCGCGGCGCGCATCGCCGCGTACATCAAGCGCGACAAGGAAATGGACAGCTTCACGCCTGCGCCCATGCTGAACGCCGATGGCACGCCTGCCGAACGCGACTTCCAGCTGGAGGCCGGCTCGCTGTTCACCGAGTTGCTGCCGGGCGAAGACATCCAGCTGGTCGACCCGAAGCGTCCCAACACCATCCTCGAACAGTTCCGCACCGCGATGATGCGCGCCGTGTCGCGCGCCATCGGCCTGAGCTATTCCAGCCTGTCTGGCGACTACGACGGCACCTACAGTGCCCAGCGCCAGGAGCTTGTCGAAGCGTACGACGGCTACCGCGCCATGACGCAGACCTTCGTCGCGCGCTTCGTGCAGCCCATCTGGGAGCGGTTCGTCAACCTGGCCATCGCATCTGGTCAGCTGAAAGTGCCGGCGCACATCCGCCCGGAGACCGTCGCGCAGGCCATGTTCCGCGGCCCGAAGATGCCGTGGATCGACCCGAAGAAAGAGGCCGAAGGCCTGCAGGCGCTGTTCGATGCCAAGGTCGAATCCCGCACAGCGGCCATCGCCGACCGCGGCGGTCGCATCCAGGACAAGTTCGAAGAGATCGCGCGCGAGCAGGCGCTCGCCGAAGAACTCGGCATCGACCTTGCCAAGCCGGCATCTGGCACCGCCGCGCCAGCCGGCGCCGCCGCAGACGACACCGAAGACACCGAACAGCGCAATTCGTGCCAACGCGGTGCGCGCCTGCGCGCCGTCCGCACGTCCGGAGACCACCACTGATGGGCAACCTCAACCGCCACCCCCTTGCCACGGCCATCGGCGCAGCCATTGTCACCGGCCCGCAGGCCGGCGCACGCGCGCCCGCGCGGCCCCACATCGATCCGCAGATGACGCTGCGCCCCGTCGGCGCGGATGCCAGCACCTACGAGCTGCTGATCTACGGCGACATCGGCGACAGCTGGTGGGGCGAATCCGTGACCGCGCAGTCCGTGGCCCAGCAGCTCAATGATCTGCCGGCCACCGTGGCCACCATCAACGTCCGCATCAACAGCTACGGCGGCAGCGTGGCGGATGGCCTGGCCATCTACAACGCGCTGAAGCGGCACAAGGCCGCCAAGGCGGTGACCGTGGACGGCGTGGCCATGTCCAGCGCCTCGCTGATCGCCATGGCCGGCGACACCGTGACCATGCCGCCCACCTCGCTGCTGATGATCCACGCACCGTGGGGCGGGCTGTACGGCAACGCCAAGGAAATGCGCCAGTACGCCGACGTGCTGGACACCTTCAGCGCCTCCATGGCGGATGCCTACATCCAGAAGTCCGGCAAGAGCCGCGACGACATCCTGGCCCTGCTCACCGACGGCGAAGACCACTACTACACCGGCGAGGAAGCGGTGCAGGAAGGCTTCGCCGATGAAGCCAAGGACGTGGACGACGCCGGCGAGCCCGACGAGAACGCCCGCGCCTTTGCCGCCTCGCTGCTGGAGCGCATCAGTGCCCGCGGCGCCCCCGCGCGTTACGCCGGTATGGCGGTCGCGGCGGCGCTGCGTGCCGCGCCCAAGTCGGCACACGCGCCCGCATCCAGCCAGACCCTGACCGTCACCGTCGACGCCACCGCCGTGAAGGCGGCCGTGGCCGACGCGCTGGCCGACCTGAATCCGCCGCCGGCTGCCGACGCGCAACCCCCGCCGGCGGATGCCGGTTCCACCCCCTCCGGAGAAACCACCATGGACCCCAAGGCCGTGCTCGCTGCGGACAAGCAGCGCCGCGATTCCATCCGCAACCAGTTCGCCCCGTTCGTGGCGCGCACCGATCTGGACGTTGCCGCCCTGCAAACCCTGCAGCGCGAGTGCGAAGACGACACCGACTGCACCCCGGAAGCCGCCGGCCAGAAGCTGCTGGCGCAGCTTGGCAAGGACACCACGCCTATCGCCGCGGGCCACCGCGTGGAGGCCGGCAGCCAGGACGAAACCCGCACCTACCGCGAGGGCGCCATCGCCTCGCTGATGCACCGCGCCAATCCGTCGGCCCACAAGCTGGACGACAACAGCCGCCAGTTCGCCGGGTTCAGCCTGCACGACATGGCGCGCGACAGCCTGGAGCGCGCCGGCATCCGCACCCGCGGGATGAGCAAGCACGACATCGCCATCAAGGCGCTGCATTCCACCAGCGACTTCCCGAACATCCTCGAGAACGTCATCACCAAGTCGCTGCGCGCCGGCTACGAGGGCAGCTCGCGCACGTTCACCTCGTGGGCGCGCCAGGGCAGCTCGCTGCCGGACTTCAAGCAGGTCAGCCGCGCGCAGATCGCCGGCGCGCCCAGCCTGAAGCGCGTGCTGGAAGGTGCCGAGTACGAAGAGGGCACCATCGGTGACGGTGCCGAAAAGTACGCCGTCCAGAAGTACGGCCGCATGGTGCACGTCTCCTGGGAGACCGTCATCAACGACGACATGGATGCGCTGAGCCGCCTTCCGCAGGCGTTCGGCGCCAGCGCCGCGGATCTGGAAAGCGACCTGGTCTACGCCATCCTCACCGGCAACCCGAACATGGCCGACAGTGTCGCCCTGTTCCATGCCACGCACGGCAACCTGGGCACCGCCACCAAGCTGGCCGAAGCGCTGAACGATGCGGCCACGCTGGATCCGCTCGCGGAGATGCGCGAGAAGATGCTGCTGCAGAAGGGCCTGGAAGGGCGCTACATCACCGTCCGCCCGAAGTTCCTGATCGTGCCGCCGAAGCTGGAGCAGACGGCGCTGCGCATCTGCTCCGCCGCGTTCGTGGCGGCCAAGGGCATCGACATCAACGTCCTGGGCTCCCTGATGACGCCGGTGGTGGAGCCGCGCCTGCACGACACCAGCGACACCGCCTACTACGGCGTGGCCGACTCCAACACGGTGGACACCATCGAGTACTCCTACCTGCAGGGCCACGAGGGCGTCTTCACCGAAACCCAGAACGGCTTCGAGGTGGACGGCCTGAAGGTCAAGTGCCGCCACGTGTTCGGTGCCAAGGCCATCGACTGGCGCGGCCTCTTCAAGAACGTCGGCGCGTGACCTGACGCGGCGCGGCTACGGCCGCGCCGCTGATGGGCGCTCAGCAGCAACCCTTCCATCACGGGAACAGGACCATGAAAAACCACATCAACAGCGGCGGCGACGTCAGCTACACCAACGGCGGCGGCAGCACGATCACCTCCGGCACGCCGGTGGTCACCGGCCACACCATCGGCGTGGCGGTTGCCGACATCCCCGCCGGCGCGACCGGAACCCTGGCCATCAGTGGCCGCTTCACGCTGCCGAAGGTTTCGGCGGCGGTGTTCGCTGTCGGTGAAAAGCTGGTGTTCGACATCAGCGCGAACAGCGGCATCGGCGCGTTCGACGACTCGGCCGCCACCCCGGCGGCGGGCGACCTGACCGGTGCCGCGATCGCGGCCGTGGCCGGCGCCAACGGCGAGACCACCTGCGAGGTGGTGCTGACCCCGGGCAACGCGACCAAGACCTGATAGCCGCTCCACCACCGCCGCATCCGCGGCGGTGGCTGGCCCCGTCATAGCCGCCCGAGACGCCAGAGACGCCCGTGACCGACACCATGACGCACCTCAACCGCCGCACCTCCGACGACGACGATGGCAAGCGCCATCGCGTGTTGGAGGCGGTGGAGTCCACGCAGGCGAAGCTGATCTCCCGCGTGCTGGTGCCGGTGCTGCTGGCCGGTCTGCTGGCCGTGTCCGGGTTCGTGGGCGCGCGGTTGCTGCGCCAGCTGGACACACAGGGGGACGACATCGCGCAGGTCAAGTCCGACGTGCGCGTG